AACATCAGTTAGGAGGGCTTTTGAAAAGCCTAATGTTGCTCTGGAAAACGCTTGCGCAAGAATGCGCAAGCAGGTGCTACACTAGCGCCTCTCAGGATTATGAAACTATCCTGAGGCGGACCGAGCACGAGGGGTTATCGTTTCTAACGATAACTCTACCTACCTTCGGAAAAGACTTCGAAAGAAGTCTGGACCTTGGGCGGGTTGGCGACAACCTCTTCCTTAGCTTTGCTAGGAAGGGTGGTCTCCCCAAATTGTTCTGGGGTTTCCTTCGCCGTGTGTTCGATCCGGCTAGTGGTGTGTTGCTAGATGCACCCGATGTTGAAGCGATCCGATCCATCCGTCAACTTACGTTGATGTTTGGTAAGATCGCTCTGCCGTGCACGTCCGAAAGGACGCAAGCGGCCTTCGATCAGTACATCCAGTGTGAGCAGGATGTCAGAGAGTCAGATCCCAATATCCCAGTCCAGAAATTGGACTGGTTTAAAAGGATTAGTACTCTCCTGTTTAGCGGGTTGTTTACCTCCGTAGATCGTGAGATCTACTACGGTAGACACATTCCTAAACATGGTCCAGGTGTAACCGCTGATGGACTTAGCGGGAACGCTAAGTTCGAGCAATTCACTTGGCCCAGACGTCTTGACGAGTATTTCCCCATTGGGGATATGCTCCTCCCAAATGCTCGGTACTATGAGCAGTTGGAAGACGTCGACATCCTCGAACCTGGCACCGAAATTCCTGTAAAGGTTATTTCGGTACCTAAGACGCAAAAGACGCCACGGATCATCGCGGTTGAACCAACTGCTATGCAGTATGCACAGCAGGCGGTACTCCGTGAAATCCGGATGGGTATCCCGAAGGCAAACTACCTTCGGACCATGATTGGAATAGATGACCAACGCCCTAACCAGGCGATGGCCAGAAAGGGCTCCAAAGATGGAACCCTGGCTACGCTCGATTTGAGTGAAGCCTCCGATCGCGTCTCTTGTCTGCACGTACGGCTCCTCCTTGCTAATCATCCTCACTTGCGTGAGGCAGTGATGGCGAGCCGGAGCCCGAAGGCGGACGTACCTGGTCACGGTGTAATAACCTTGACCAAGTTCGCGTCTATGGGTTCAGCGCTCACTTTTCCGATTGAGGCGATGGTCTTCCTGACCATAACCTTTCTTGGGATTGAAAGAGCGCTCAACACCACACTAACGATGAAAGACGTCAAACGTCTTCATCATGCGGTGCGAGTCTACGGGGACGACATTATTGTCCCTGTAGATTTTGTGGACCACGTTGTTCAGGCACTACAAGACTTTGGTCTTGTAGTAAATGAAGGCAAGTCTTTCTGGACTGGTAAGTTCAGAGAGTCTTGTGGAAAGGAATACTACGACGGCGAGGACGTTAGTATCGTCCGAGTCCGGCGTATGTTCCCAACCAAACGTGGGCACGCCCAGGAAATCATCTCCATCGTTTCGCTTCGTAACCAACTCTATTGGAGCGGTTACTGGCAGACGGTGAAGTGGTTGGATGGCTACATCGGGAAGCTATTAAAACACTTCCCAATGGTGTTGCCATCTTCTCCTGTGTTGGGTCGTCACTCTGTTCTGGGTTATGAAACCCAGACAATTGGCGAGCATCTACACAACCCCTTAGTTAAGGGTTATGTGGAGTCGTCTCGGTCACCAAAATCCATTTTGGATGGCCCGGGCGCCCTACTCAAGTGGTTCCTCGAGAAGGAAGGCGGGGATCGAGACAATGGTTCCTTGAATGGTAACCATCTCGCTCATCTGTCTCCCCAGATCGACACCGATCACTTGGAGCGTGCAGGACGCCCCCAGCGCGTCAGCATCAAGCTGGGTGTGTGCTCAGCCGTTTAAACGGCTGTTTCCTACTAATCGTAGGAGGGAGAAACCAAGCCAGCCATGTCTTCATGGCCTGTTGGCTCTCTAGCGGGGCT